CCGCCCTCTCATGAGCCCCCAGCCTATTGCTTCTGCAAAGAAGAGTTCGGCAGTAGCTCCAGCCAAGCCCAAGGCACCTGGTATAACCATCTTTGACCCTTCTCGCCTAAAAATGCGGACATCCCCCGAAGCATTTCGTATCAACCCTTATTCGAGCAAGGGATACCCCCTTCCCCGTGGAAAGACCCCAGTTCGTGCACAGGGACCATACATGCCTGGTGGCCGCCGGCGCCGGTTTACACGCCGAGGGGGCCGGGCAATTCGTAGTCGCAAAGTGTCACGGCCTTCCACTCGACGCTTCCTTCGGCGATGAAATACTTTAGATCATGAATCCACGTTGATAGTTCGTAATTCTCCAGGACAATGAGTTGCACCCCACGAGTGTGTGAGATATCCTCAGACTCCACCAACTCAATGTGATCCTCCAGATTCCAGTGAAACCGCCGGATCACCTCCCTCAGATTCTTCGAAATATTGAACACAGCATCAAGTTCAGTGGGAACAATGAACTTGCGGGTGTGGTTAATGAAAAAGGCTTTTCCGGTCATTTATTTAGATGGATACACCATTACCACGAAAACCATTGAGAACAAGAGGAGGGAACTGAAATACGCCTGAAACGTTTCCCGATTGTTTCGATTGATTGGTATTGCCCACATGTTCAGGTAAGGATCCATAATGGTCACATCCTGTCCATGATAATACCGTTCCAGCCGAGTGAACGGACATCCATACCCACTGATATGAAACAGGAACACCGGGATAAATATGAGAATCAGGACACGTCGCAGTTCAGGGCGCACAAGGAATGCAGCCAGAAATAAGACAAAGACGAACTGGTGTGCTTCAAAAAGAAACCAGCCTAGGTTCATTATGATTCAACTTACTACTTGGAGAGAATAGAACGGGAGCAAAGAATGTAGAGGAACAGGGCATTGATCACCGGGATCGCAAACGCCAGGACGCTGCGGACAAGTAGACCCCAACCCGTGCGGCCCTTGGACGATACAATCACAAATACGTCAGACAGTACCACAAAGCCGGCGAGGAGAGCAACGAGTCCAAACATCAAGTAGAAATACTTGCACACGTTCGCACTCGTAATGCTCTTCATCCATGCGGGTTCGCTAGAAGGGAGCAGGTCCATTTATACTACGCCAACATTTTGTTATTCTTCTTCATAGGTCGCTCCATCGTGGGCTTCTTCGCCATCAGCCGTTCGAGCCCGACGATCTCCGTAATCTCCACGATCTACTTCCAATTCTTGGTCCCCGACCATAGGAACTTCACCGTCCGCTCCCACATCCCTCTCAGCATTCAATCCCTCTTCTGGGATATCCCCCGCATCTTCTGGGGCATCGCTCGCCGGCGCAGCTTCCGGTTCCGGTTCCTCCTCGCCCAGACGTGTCTGCAACTCTTTCATGAACGATTCACGATCGTCTTTGGTAATCAGGTAAGGCGCCAGACCCAGATCAATAAGTTTTGTCGTGATATCACGCAGGGCGTCGGGCAGGCGGCGGAGACGTAGACGGAACTCGTCACGTTCACGGGCTTTATGGGCATCTACGGCCCTGCGATTCTCGGCGGCAGTGGAGACGAGTGCACGCACAGCCATATCGATCCTGTACGATCGCTCGAACTGCGTGAGGACTGCCTGGTTGTCCGAGAGTTTCTGACTGAGTTCATAGATGTATCCCTTGAACAGATCACGCAGGTCTGATGGATTTCCGTCGGCAAGTGTCACGGCTTCACGCACATCTCCAATATAGTTACGCAGAGCTTCCCCCGCAACCGTTTCCTCTGCCACAATCGTGAGTGATCGCAGAAGTAGGTTGAGCAGAATACCCGGTGTATCGTTGCTCTTGGCATCTGCTGCCAATTTTGTGGTGCCTCCAATCTTCAGGCGGCGGGCAATATCGGCTTTTACCATCGGGACATCGACTGGAGGTGGGAGTGTTTCTACCGGGCGTGCTTTTCTGGAAGGTTTGAGCGGCTCTGTAATCACAAACGGTTCCTGGACGAAGGAGAAACGAGTCGACGGAATGAGCCACGGAGTATTGATCATACACGTATACCGCATCTCGGGAACTGTCATCACCGAATCAGTCGGGGGCAAGTATGCGACTGATTTCTTAGGAAGAACAGGAGATGGAACAAAGGATTGGCTTCCAAACTATCTTTCGCATCCGACAGTTGCGTCGCAAACTCTTTGGCAAACTGGCCTTTCAGAGATGATAAGACAACCCTGCGAGTCGCTTTCTTATCATTCAAGAGCGTCCGCAGAAAGATGACCGAGGCACCACGGAACGTTGAGGGATACGATTCAAATGTCTGGATAAGAGCATTCAACAGCGAATCGACGAGGGGGGAATCGTTGATATCATCGGTATCTCTCGGGAATCCACGCAGGACGAGCGGCTTGGACCCAAACGACCGACGAGGAATGAGTTGCGGGCGGTGTGTTTGCAGGAGAACGATGACGGCATTGAATCCAAAAATTGCGAGAGCCATGTCCACATCCGACGTCTGCTTGCTTGACAGTTTCTTTCCTGCGATACGTGATCGCAATTTATCAGATTCCCGGCGGACGTAATCCAGGTAGACTTTGAGCTGTCCGTCTTCTGGAATGACTTGTATGAGGGAGAGAAGCAGGTACATGATATCCTCGCCAGGATTCGCAGTCTTGAACGCCACCTGAAGTCCCTTCAACGACTCCGCAAATGTCAGATGCTTCTCTTTCTCCTTGTCCCCAATCTGATCACGGCGATTGGTCACCCGTCCCTGCTCGTCAAATTCATCCTGGGCTTCCAAGATTTCCGAGATCCGTTCCCCTGAATACTGGCATACGTAAAAGCCCGATTCACGAGCACACCATTTCTTCAGGAATGCCCTGGGGTCTTTCGCATACGATCCACGCAGAATCTCCAATTCGTGCTCACACACTAAGAATGCCCCCGTCTCCTTGTCGGCGTATACGTGGTTCTCTAGCGGCGCATCCTTTATTAGGGCTTCAATCTCATACAGCTGATCTTCGGGTGTCTTGGTCTCATCGTCCAAGATGGATACGATCATCAAGCGAGTCTCATTGTGCGACTGAGCGGGGGTGGCAGGGATGATTTTGGTATACGCAGGGACAAAATACTCTTTGAATTTCTGGAGAGTTATCTGGTGATCTTTGAGAATCTGATCGTCTGTTCCCGGCGTCCACGGTGCCTTGTTCGCATATGGTGCATCCGACCGTTCGTTATGGACGAACGACATGGGGAAACAACCGTGTCCAGGTTTGTACTCTAGTTTCACGGCCTTGTCGGGGCACGATTTCCCTTGGTGACCTACCGCTCCACAGCTCGCACACTTGGGCGCACGATAAATTCCCCGAGTCAGGAAATCAGAGAACTCGGTGATCTCGGGAGGCAGGCAATCATCCGCCGTTCCTTCGATGACTCCCGATTCCGGGAATACGACGGGGGGAGGGATAGCAGCTACCCCCACTCCACCCGCCTGGGACAACAGCATACGTGCCACCAGCGTGCCCCCGTCAATCTGGGAATTTAGCCATTTGCGGGACGAGAGCGCAGGAAACCACTTGGATTTGTATGCGTCCAGGATATTCTTGGACGGCGCATCCGCATTTCCTTCCGGGAACCGAAGATCTTGCGGAGGGGGCATTTCATCTACCACAGCTTCCGGCGGGAATTTAGATGTCCACAACTTATCGGGAACATCTCGCAACTTGACATCGTAGATCTTGAGGTAGCGCAGTCCTTCTGTATACGGCTTCGACGTTTCGGGAACGGCATGGGTGAAAATCGCATCGAGTGTTGGCAAGAGTTCCGGCAGGGGTTCCGTGGAGTCAATGACCATAGGATCAGGGTGTACCGAAAGGAACGGATGATCGGCCAGAGGGTTGGGGGGTGTTATAGGAGGATTGTCTACAATATAGTTCGTGAATTTCGCAATATCCTGGGTATCCTCACGGTATATCCGAGTGGTCGTATACGTTCCATCGTCACGATACGTGGTTTTGGTATACGGAAACTTATCTAGAAATTGATGATCCTCTATCTGCGCCTTTCCGTCTGTATACACCGGGACACCGTCTCCAGCTGCATAGTAGATGGCGGATTTCGGGAGAGAGTCAAGGAGCACAAGGTAGTAATTGGGACTGAGACGGGACGCATCCGTAAAGAGTGGGCCCCATTTCTGGCTCCACGCATAATCCGTATACTGGACAGGGTTCGTGTTCTTGTAGTGCACCCACGGAAGCGCAGAGGGACGAGTATATGTCTGGTGGGTATACCCTTCCGCCGTCTCTTCTACAACCCGCTTGTGAAGAACGGTAAACGAATCCACTTCATACTCGGCTTTCCGAATAGCCGCCTTCGCAATCCTGCCAGTCTGAGGCAAGAGTTTCTCAATGAAATCGGAAGCCTGTTCTTCATAGGTAAAAAAGCGAATAGCCTCGGGTCTCTGTACCTCTTCTTCAAACTCAAATTCTTCGATGATTTGGTACTCTGATTTCTGGAATACCAATTCTTCGGCACTTGCCATCCTTTTACCTTACTTATCAATACCAGAAATTGTGCGGTCACACAACTCCACGATCGTCTTGCCGACCGTTTCTAGAACTTCCTCCGGCGTCTTGGTCGTCAAGAATCGGAACTTCATCTCGGGGCGCAGAGGATGCGGGACATCGTAATTTACCACACTGCACAGATCGGGAATCTCGTAGGCTACAATCTGCGCCAGGGCTCCAATCGTATGTCCTTCCACCACCGACACGATATGGTAGACATTGGGCTCCGGCTCACGGACAATCGAGTCTTTGCCCGCCTTGATCCATGCAATCGTCTTGGCCCGCAGAATCCCCACAGCTTCACGGATTAGATCACGAGCAGGAATCACACCAATGCTTTCCACCGTGAAATCAAACCAGTCTGCCCGTCCTTTCTCGTTCCTGTGAATCACACGCTGCTTGTGAAACACATCGAACGTCTGCTTGTCGAGGTGCTCTTCACGCAACAGTGCTGCCTTCTCTTCGTCCACATGGATATTGTAGGTTGCTACACAGACATGCGACGCCTTAGGGTTGATCGTGAGACGGGCAGTCAGATGTACTGATTCACCAGCTTTGAGTTTCAGGAAGTAGAGTGGCGTTCCCAGATCCCGCCCCTTCATCAGGATATCCGACCGAGACCCGCTCACTACGAAATCGTCCGTCGTTACCACCGTGGGTTCCGTCACCAGAGGGAATCGCAGTTCAATCCGAGTATCACGAATCACATCCTCTTCCGTTGGACGGACATTAACCGGCAGCATCTCCGTCCGGTGCCGCATAAGTTCGTGCGGCATCAGAGTCGTATTGTCTGGAATTTGGACATCGGTGATTTCCACGACCGGCATTTCATTCAGCAGGATTCGGCGGATCGCATTCACAAACTGGATAGGGACGCCACGGATCTGGAACGTCATCCCGAACCCACCAAACTGAGTAGACTTGGAAGGGATCATTTCCATTTGAATTGCTTCTGACATCTGTTCGTTATTGAAGTATTCGTTTTTATCTACATGAAATTTAATGTCCACAAACGCCTATGTCCCCGTTCTCTTCTACAGTGACAAGTGTCCAAACTGTAAGGAGGTGGTAGGGACGATCCAAGCCCTCAACAAGGCTTCACTCTTCCGCTTTGTCGACGTTCTCACCACGCCCCGCCAATTCCTGCCCACGGATCTCAAGAGCGTTCCCACCCTCCTGTTCCCACAGAGCAAACAGCTGGTAGTCGGAAAGGCCAATATCTTTGCCCACTTGTCTAAGCCGGTGGAGAGCCGCCGTGAAATCCCTACCCCCCGTGTCGCCCCAACCGCCCCTGCCGAACCTCTTTTCTGGTCCTTCAATGAATCAGGGATGTCCACCGGATTCTCCAGCTTTGACGGCACAACCAAGGTGGCTGAAGACCAATTGCGATACTCGTATCTCGACGGCGAGATCAAGACCTCGGGACAGGAGGTGATTAACCCCACGACCATGGACGGTGAGGGAGGAAGCAAATCGGGCCGTAACAACGACGTGACATCTCGTATGGAATCTATGCAGGCCATGCGTGAAGCCGAATTCAACCCTACGGCTCGTAAATAAGTAAACTAATTTACAGATTTCTTGTATTAATATACAATGTCGGCCTCAGCCTCCACCTATCTCAAGAGCTTTTTCCACCAGCTATCGGAGGTCGTAGGCGAGCTCGCTGAAATGTTTCCCGAAGACCAGGATTTCAAGGTGTTTCAGACCTACGTCTCGATGCTTCAGCGCACCAATCCTAGCATGGTCATTGATTCGTTCCACGAATACGTGACGCTCAAGTACGATGACAAGATCACCGCTCGTGACGAGTCGTTCTTCCTGACATATGTTACAGCGGAGTATACTGATACGCCCGATATCGTGGCAAAAATTAAGAGCTGCTGGGGTGTTCTAACGGAACCCAGCAAGGAGGCAATTTGGCAGTATATCTATATTCTGAAGGAGCTAACTAAGCGGTACAAGAGCGCCCCTGCTTAGGAGAGCTGGGTACACTCCCAGGCATACGGAGAAGTAGTACTGTTATCGTACACCCAGTTGGGATTGGAGTCCTGGAGAATAGGTGCTAGAGCGGGCATATCGGCAGTCTCCAGCTCCGTGATCCGACGATCCAGGGCTTCCACCATCTGCTTGAGCCGGGCAATCTCTGTGTTCTCGCTGTTACGAAGAGACATGAGAGCCAAAGCCGCATCGCAGTGGCAATTACTGTCGCAGCACTCATCCAGCATCTCACGCTCAACCTCAGTATCCGTCTCAATATAGAAAGTTCGGTCCAACTCGTCCTGATTCATCTGTGCCTCGATCCTCGCCTCATTCACCGCATTCCGACGACGCTCCTTCTGATCCTCAAAGTCCAGGAACCGCTGAAGACGCTGGCGACGAGACTCCAGTGTCCCCGACGTCCTGGAGTGGCGGGCCAGCAGCTCGGCATTGATCTGAGACTCGGTGAGATTGTTGACGTTCATCTTTGTATGACCTAAAATACCGTAAAACCCTCATGATCCGTTTTGACGAAAACGAATCATGATTGTTGGTGAGAGGAGTACAGCATACTGCCGAAATGTCTCCTATGGCCCCTCTATTCTTCGTGTTTACTATCCGTGATGACGATATCCTGAACTGCCGCATGGCCACCTATTCCCGTCAGAAGGCCGAGGACGAGTGTATCGTAGCTCTCCAGAACCGACTCAACTGGGTTCGTATCGTCTCCTTCCCCTGTACATTCTACACCGGGACCCGTGTGTGGGTATCCCTGGAAGACAACGAAGAGGCTACGGATGTAGAGATCGTGTCCGTCGAAGATCAGGAGGAACTGATTTCTCAAGGTGCAGGATGGGTGGATGATGTCGTGATTGTGTAATTCATCAAGTCGTCAAGAAGCAGTAACTGATTGAAATATACCCATCGGCTCCTGATCCTCCCCTTGGAGCAGTCGTTGAACCGCTTGATCCCGAAGAAGACGGCGCTCCTCCACCACCACCAGATCCATACGACCCAACTCCAGCAGCAGCATTTCCAGGTGTATTGGGGGTAGACTGGGCGGCACCGCCTCCAGGGCCTCCACCTTTTCCACCTGTACTTGCGTCATTAAGTGTTCCCTGTCGATTGTCGCCACTGATTCCGGTAATCGTAGTATAGTTGCCTGAAGGGATAGGAGTTATGTTGGGATTTGTTGATGGGTATGAATTTCCCCATCCGCCAAATCCACCTCCTCCGCCGTTGATGTTTCCGGTTCCGCCGCCAGTTCCACCATTGCCAGTGTTTCCACTCGTGTCTAACCGCCCGCCAGCCGCACCAGGACCACCGTTTCCTCCTCCTCCACCGCCACCGCCACCTGCCCAGGCTATAGTTTGGACAGAGTTACTTGTGATCTGGATGAAAGATGTTTGACCTCCTTGCCCTCCACCTCCATATAATCCTCCTGTCCCTGCCTTTCCTGGAATAAGTGTGATTGTGGATGGTTCCTGTACAGGATTAGTTCCCCCGGTAAACAACAGGGTTCCTCCTTGGCCGCCGCCGCCGCCTCCTTGCCGACCGTTAGTCTGGCCTCCGATCGCATACCCTCCTCCTCCGCCTCCCCCGCCTCCCCCGATAATCGACATCGCTGTAATAACGAATTGCGACGGTATAATTCGTGTCACAGTTAGACCTGGAGCATTAAACCCAGTTATCCTGTTTGTTGCGGTTACAATCGAATACGTGCTCAGAAGATTATTCGACAAAGCCGCTACACCGATTACGATGTTACTTCCTTGAGCAAGATTTATTGTATACGGAATATCTGTTTCCCCTTTCCCTGTAACCAATGTTGATCCGTACGATAACGTATAGGTATTACCTGTCACAAAATTCCACGAGACCTTTATGCTGGTAGACGTGGCGTATCCTGTTACGGTTAGTCCAGTCGGAGGGGGTGGAGGAGAAATTTGAGCCGATACTCTCGCACTTGTGATCCCCCCAGCTGATGCTTCTATGCTTATTGTAGTCGGTCTTATTCCAGTATTGGGAATGTCCGCAAACTTCTCAGTCGCAGTCCCCCCTGTAGTATTACAGTAATAGTTTCCGTTAGAATAGATGTTGTACGTCACAGTGGTATACGCAACTCCCACTGTCGGTGTCCACTTCGCTTGGATATTTGATCCGCCCTGCCCGACCAGGGTCGGTACAGGTGGAGGACGAAGTGGAACTGTGATTGTTGCGGTCGTTATCTGTCCTCCAATGGTATTAACATTGATAACGTATGTTCCTGGAATAAGGTCTGATGTCAAGCCTGGAGACGCAATGCGTAGAGACGACTTGAGAGGCGGGGGCGTCGACGGGAAAGCAGGTGTGGGCGTGTACACAGATAGGACAGGTGAGTCAGTATACCCCCCTGGTTTGACCAAAATCTGAGAGGTAGTCGTCACCCAGGTAGCACTTGCGTCGATGACATAGTACCCCCAATAGTAAGTCTGAGAGAGACTGAAACCAGACGCATAAGGCACTACAAAACTCGCTGGTCCTGTTGTCTGAGGGAATACGTCGGGACCTGCCTGAGGCGTTATCCATACAAACTGCTGCGGTCCAGGTATATTTTTCAATAATGGTGTGATCGTATACCCGTCTGCGCCAGCAGGTACAGTATATTTCGCCCCGTTGCCGGCGCCAGGTTTCAATATAGTTGTTGTGCTTGATTGGGGCGTAGCAATAATTGTTTGGAGATATGTCTGATCCCCCATAAGAACTTCTGATAGACCGTTGGACGATATTGCGCATGCCGCAAATCCAGTGCCTTGATATCTAGTTTCTTTGTACCAAGAAAACGCAGAGTCATACGAGACGTAAACTTTTGAACTGCCTGTGTCACATACTATCATCACATCTCCAAAATAGGATTGTGTGCACCTCCATTGTCCTGTAGATGTTCCGACCGTGTCGACTCCTACAGAAATTTCGAGCCAGGATGTTTCAAATCCATTTTGTCCAGTTTTGTAGGTAAAGAGATTTTGCGCTGTGGATATAGCCGTATACTGGTTGAAACTTGCCAAAATTATGCTAGCGTTTGAATTGATTGAAATACTCGTGTATGCCCGTGCGGGAGTTGGGTTGCCTCTCTCAGATGCTGGAAAGTAAGAGACTGTAGGAAGCCGAGAAAATGTTTGTCCGTTGTCCGTGCTTCTATAAATAACCCCCTTCGGGTTGAACCCTCCAGCTACAATAATCGTTGTGCCATCCCCCGACCACTTGAGAGAATTTAATGACCAAACGTTTGCGGAAAACCCGGTGGGTCCGTTTGCTCCGAAAAAACTGAGGGTGGGGAACCCATCCATCGTCGCATAATATAGAGTACCCGTTGTCTCAAATGGTGCAATAATAATTCTGTATCCATCTGGGGAAATAGCAACGGCTCCTCCGATCACAGGCGTGTTCACCGGAACCCACGTTGCGTTCCCAGATACATTGCTCGACATGAAAAGACCACGGTCTGTTGTTAACGCACCTGTTGTACCATTCAGAGCAAGAGCAGTGGATTGAGCATAGGATCCTATACGTGATCCCGTATTCCCTGCGGATGTCCAGTTCAGTCCACCGTTACCGCTAACCCACAAGTTTGACCCGGTAGTCGTAATATTATTTGCGGCAATAACGTTGCACCCGTTTGAACCCATCGCAGCAGATAACCAATACTGTTGACCAGGAACACCCTGATACGAATTGTAAGTTGTCTGTAGAGCCGTGGGAACAATGCTCCAAGTATCCTGTACCGGAGTAGAATCGTAAATATATACATTATTACTTCCTGTTACTGTGGGATCGTTAGCACCATTTTCAATATAAGGTGGTGGTCCGAGTCTTATACTTCCGGGGATTGTGAGTGTGATACTTGTTGTTGCGGGTTCACTACACAGACCACTCAGGACACCAAAGATATTGAACGTATATGTTCGTCCAGGTATATTACCGAATATAGGTGCGATTGGCGGACCCCTACCAGTAGTAAAATTTGGAATATTCGACTGAAGAATTGTCCCCGATCCATCTGTCAGTGTAAACGTTTGGGAGTCGGCTGCCGTGTTTGCCGAAACTGAAAATGAAATCGTTGTGCCCAAATAGCTGGATCTGAAGTTTGTTGGAACTGGACAAAACAGAGTCACAGGTGATGCGCTGGTGATTTGTGATGATGGGATATCTCCACTTACTGAATATATCGAGAATCGGTAGGTCGTATTCAGGACTCCTGGGACAGAGAACGGGGAAGGAGAACCGAATACATTGCTGTTGTAATCTCCCGTCGTCAAATTTGTGATGAAGTATTCTGGCACTCCTGCTCCAGGATTCCATTCATTCGAAAGAATGAATCCTCGGAACGACGTTTTGAGTGCCGTTGGCGGGTTTATAGTCGTCCTCAGAGTGATGCTTGTAGTTTTTGTTAGCCCATTACTCGAGCTTTCAATTTGAAGATTGTATGTCGTGTTGTTCGCAATAGTGAACGATATAGATGTTGCCGACGTATAGATAGAGCTGGCAAGCGACGCAGTCGTCAGTGTTAGCTCAACCTTACCGTCTATACCAGGACCACTTCCGCCCCCCACGATTGGTTGTGCTCCTCCCCCA